AATGGTTACTTTATAGAGCATTGTGTTATGTTATTAAATACAAAATACAGCGTATGAAGAAACCTAGTGACTATCTGAAAGAAATGACAATGCTCGATAGAGCTAGATTCATTTCTATGCTTGGTGGAATTACCGCTATGTCGATGATTGGTTCTGTTATTAAGTTAATTTATGACATGCTAACATCAGAAGCAGCAGAATTTATGCGACCCAGTGTAGATATTACTGAAAAGAAGAAGGAGAATTTAGCCACGGAATTTTGGGATGAACATTCGCGTTATAAGCGATTTACATTTAACCCAAGAATTTCAGGCTTTGCTCGTTGTACTACACCAGACCAATTAACTGGAATGGTGAGTAGGAGGATTATGATGATCCACATTAAATTGAAGAATGGCAAGACAAGATTTTGTAATTGTTTACCAATTCGAGGTAATATGGCATTAATTCCTTCTCATGTAGTACCTGATTATAACGCGGAAGCATTGATTACGAAACCGGGAGCTAATCCTAAGAACGTGAGTATATCGATGCAATCTTGTTACAGGATACCTAAAACAGATATTTGTGTATGGTATGTTCCTGAGCTAGGTGATCAACGTGATCTAACAGCTTATTTTCCAGGAGATATTGCACATGGCAAGCAAGTTGTTGGTGATATGGTGTACAATGATCAAGGTGAAATTAAAATTTACCGAAAGTTATTAGGTACACGTACTACCAATAGGACCACGCTAGGTGGATCATTTGAATCACTTAGTTATTATTTTCCAGAACAGACTTTTCAAGGTCTGTGTATGGCAACATTTATTGGTCGTGATAACAAGGACATGCCGTTTATTGGTGGATTCCATTTAGGTGGGAAAAACCATACTGCGGCAGCAGGTTTTATTACACGCGATCAGGTTTTGGATGCGATTGATAATATTGCGAAGAAACCTTCAATATTGCCTTCACATGCTGGACAATCTTTTGAAACTAAAATCGGAGATATTGATGTTGGACCATTGCAGGAACCGCATGAATTGTGCGTAACTAGAAATTTAGATAGTGATGCGCGGTGTATTGTATATGGAGCACATAATAGACC